TGTGTGATAACGCATACAGTCTGATTTTCTCCTTCAAATCGCTGACATCGACTACAGGCGGTTCAAATCGTGCTACAGGTGCTTCAACTCGTGCTACAGGTGCTTCCACTCGTGATACAGGTGGTTCCACTCGTGATACAGGTGCTTCCACTCGTGATACAGGTGGTTCCACTCGTGATACAGGTGGTTCACAAACCATTACGTTAAACGGTGTCCCGGTGCCTTCGTATTTTTCAAGCAAATCGACCATTACGTTTACACATTCCGGGATCCATCCCCGGCGCAAACCATTTTGAATCCAACTGTCAGTAATTGTGTGTTCGTTTAAATTTCTGCGTAGCACATATCTTGCACATTCAAAATTACCACACATCGCCTCAAACCGTGTCCACACGTCGTGACCGTGAACAGCTTCCAGGATCTGTGAATCAACGTATCTGACACGTTGCCAGTAGTTATTAGCAAAACGTCTGTGTGGTAATTTCTGACGCAGTTCGGTAACCGGTATTGTGTGTTTAAGAACAATGTTTTCGTCAGAATGTTGTACTGGCAAGGGTGACAGTGTGAAGTCAGTAATCTCTTCAAGAATAATACTGATCGTTTCATATTTAGGATGAAACCTACCGCTTAACCATTGGTTGTAACGACCAACAGTCACCTTAACACCTCGACGATTAAGGTATTCAACAGCGTTTTGTACCCCGCCTTTTAAATCTATTAATTCGTCTAAAAGGTTCTTTTTCATTATCATACCCTTCTTGTTTGACCACGGATAAATCATAACGTGCATTAGCAGCTAGTGCAAGACGTGCTTTATATGTTAGTGTATTTACACTTAGTGCATGTTGTGCTTTAGCAGTTAGTGCAAGATGCACGTTGTGTATTAACTGTTAGTGCACGTTGTGTATCTATGTTGGCACAGCTAATGCACGTTGTGAATTATATAGTGCATGTTGTGCATTAAAGTTATACTTAACATAGATTTCGTCATGTTTATTTTTTAACCGACCCTTCTCTATCTTATTCTTTTTATTATCTTTTTATAGATAACATAGAAAACATAGATATAAAGAAGAAGTAGTATAGAAAGATAGAGATAGTGCATATAGTGTATTAGCTGTAAATAGAGCTAAAATAAAAGTCTGGGAGATACCTATTGTAATCTATGTTTTTATGCAAGTCTTTGAAATCATTGTGATTATGGGCTACGTATTTATGTATATAGTCGAAAATTAATGCATATTGTGCACTAACTGTAAACTTAATATTAACATTGTATTAGCTGTAAAACAGGGCGTGTGGACAACCCGTGGGTATCTGTGGGAAACTAATTTAAAATTTATGGGAGACAAATTTATGAAAATTTCAGACCGGGCTAAAAGGGCTGCTCTGGAGTTGTCGCCGGAACAGCTCAAGTTCGCCAACCTGTGGTTAGATCGTGTCAATAACGGCTTCAGCAATACGCGATGTGTTTTAGAGGCTTATCCGGGTCACACGTCTGATGCAGCGGCTGCAACGACCGCACATCGCCTCCTGTCGAATACGAAGGTGTTGAACTATCTGGACGCGATGGGAAGTCATGCGCTTGAGTCTGTAGGGGAATCGTTAACGAGTCGTGTCGAGTGGTGGAAACGAGCGGCAAGCACGGCTGAAGAATTACTGGAACCGTATTGTCAGCGTGTCATCGTTCCTGGTGAAGACGACACGGAAGCGAAACACCTGTGGGTGAACAGTACCGACGATATCCCCAGCCATCTACAACAGTACGTAGTTTGCTACAAACGTTACATGCTGGGTGGATACATTCTGGTGACACGTGAACTGTTCGACCCGAAAACTCGTGCAAAAGCGTCTGAACAACTGGATAAGATCACCGGGAACAGTATCGACCGTGTGGAATTGTCTGGTGTGGTTGGAAACGTGGTTCAGAGTGTTCCTGAAGGTGCAACTATTGACGACATCGCGCAACTGTATCAGAAAGCGCTTAAATAACGCCGGAAACCGTTTGCGTTTCGACGATCTGTTGATGGGTGGTGCAAGGGTACAGGGTGATATAAGAAAGCCCCTTACGGGGCGTTTTACGCATTAGTTGAGATAAGTAGCACGACCAGCCATATAACCAGCAAGAAACATTTTGAACCACTCGTTACATTCTCCTTGCTGATAGTACGCACCAATTTTCCACATTTCTTTTTCTTCACGGTCAAAACGAAAACGCCCTTTGCAATTCTTTTCGAAAGACTCCATGATTTCATACCATTCTTTTGTAAATAACATTTTCCGGTTCCTCATAATTCGTTTCAATGAGGTAATATTACACTTCCTTGTGCAACCCGTCAAGAATTATTTTAAACTTTCTTTCAGTAACCGATACGTTTCAGGACATTTACCGGATCCGCGTTCACGTTCATAAGCTGCGCTAATAACGTCCCAGTTTTCAATCACACCTTTAAACGCCGGACACTTTTCAGCAATCAACGGAAAACTGTTTCTGATTTCTGGCACAGCTTCAACCAGGAACCAACAACGGCGAAAATCAGAAACGTCAAAGGGTGCTCTAAACTCCCAGCCGTAACCCATTTCATTACCCGTGTGAATGCAGACCATCGTTTTAGAGCTTAGTCCGGTTTCACCAGAACATAACCACTGAATAATACGTTCCTGTTCTGTTCTCATCGTTTAGCCTCCCCACCCAAAGCAGTGATAAGTTGTTTGATCAGCGCCTGAAGTTCACCTGTCATTAGTACAAAATCAGCGTCAAATCGTGTCAGACTGTCTTCACGATCGATATCGTCGTTCTGGTCGAGCAACCCGTCGCAGAATTTCACACGGTTTAACGTCATGCTGTCAGTTAGCGTAAACGTTACCCGCTGCAGCCAGTTCAGAGCCAGTTTTGTAACAACTTTTCCTGCTTCAATATGCGTGGCTATTTCATCACTGGTTAAATCCTGTTTTTTAACGCGTGCAACACCGCCGTCAGTCAGGATTGCTTTCAATTCCGCAGAATCACCCATTGTGAAACCTGTTGGCGCGTTTCCTGAACGTACCCACTCCGTTGTTGTCAGTTCAACAGGGTTTTCAGTTGTCAGTGGGACGACTGGCAGACTACCCAGGGATTTACGCAATAGTGCTAATGCGTCTTCAGTCCGTTTAGCACTGGACGCATCAACCACGATCAACCCGCTAGTGATATCAATCCACAACTGTGTACGACTGTTTTTAACGAATGCTCGTGGTAACAGACTGTGCAATACTTCATCTTTCAGGCTATCTTTCTCTGTTTTCTTCAGTTTACGCGCCTGTTCCGCTTCCAGTTTGGCGATTCGCGCGTTCAGATGCTGTTTAATGACCGGACCAGGAATAATCTTTTCCTGTTTCTGGATGGTCAGCAGATATTGCCCATTAGCCTGGTGAACCAGCGTATGATGTTGTTCAGTTGCCGGAACCCAACCAGTACGCGCCATATCCTGTGAACCACATGGATTGAATTGAAACGCACACAGGCTGTCTTCCAGTGTTGGCAACTGGGCCATTAGTGCCATAGGATTAGTCAGACGATAAATAATAGCGTTTTTAAAGAAGTTCATATTTGTTTTCCTGTTTAATTTGTGAATGAGATAATCAACCGTTTAATTTCCGGTTCCTTCTTTTCTTCGCATCGCGTCGGGCTTTTGCAATACCTGTTTTACGATGTGGTTGTTTATGGTCAGTAATAATTTGTTGTGGTGGAACACTCCATAAAGTATTGTTCAGACCATAATTATCTACCGAATAATACAAACCGTTGGCGGTGATAATTACATTCGGATCGTACCCAGTAACTTTCCGAAAACAGTTGATAATTGTTGTTTTCGTACTCATCATACATTCACCACTCTTAAATCAGGTGTCAGGCTACGATGGTCATGATGACCGTTCATAGTAAATGAGAAAGTGTAATCGCACTGTTCACCGTTGAACGTGAAGGGGATTTGAAACCCTGTATCGTCAGTGATGCGAACTTTAACCGGGTATTCAGCTTGCGGATCGACCGCTACAACAGTGCCGAACGGTTTAGATTTGCGACGTGCGAGAACTTCTAACAGTCGTGGACTGGTGACTTCTACGTGTTGACCAGTTTTAAACATGGTGATAACTCCAGTTGTTTTACACAAACTGAAGTCTATCTGATGATGTGTAAACCGTCAAGAATTATTTTAAACTGTCCGTCACTGTCTGCCGCGTAACAAATACCGTGACTGTAGATTGTCGCAGTTCGTGTAATGCGTTGATAGTCTGAACATTGGTTACGAACACGCAGGTCATACCCGGACTGTATGATTAGCCATGTTGCAATAATGGCGAGTAATTTTAAAACGTATCTGAACATGTTCCGCACTCCTGTTTGATAGTTTCAGGGTAGTGCGGAACTGGTAAGAATGGTATGGGTTTTACAATAATTTAACAGGGGTTTCGGCTGGCGTAAAACTTTGTACCTACTGGCATACGTTCCATGTTGAGTTTTCCACGCAGGTATTTGTATGTTTCACCGGGAGAACGTAGTTCTGCTTCACACGGTCTTTCAACAATTTCACCCACGGGATCACCTAACGCGCCTTTCCACCCTTCCCACATTGTACTCATAGTGATAAACCAGACACTACCTAAACTGGCTTTCTTGTTCTCCCAAAACCAGTCGATGAACTCTATCGACATTCCGTGCTGTTTTGCAATTTCGTAACGGTCATCCACTTTTTTAACCCTCCACCCATATTTAGCACGATTCATAGCGGTCCGTTCATCATTCGTAGTGAACAGTACTCGCCCGGATTTATGACAGATGTTCCACATTATTTTGAACACCATAACCCAAGGTAAAAAGAAGTAACACTGATAAAATTAAGCAAACATAAATTATCCACACCTTTATCTATTAATATGCTAAACACTATTATAAGAATTAAAATGGCCACACCAGAAATGGCGACGCGTTTCATGATCATCAACAACCCCTTTTAATCTTTTCCAGTGTGCGTTGCACAATTTGCCAGGACGACAACATGAATAATTGCGCGTATTGCCCCAGCGCTAAATTTCGTGGTTTATCCTGATAAGCATAAATGGTACTAATATCATCACCATTTAAACGGATCCGCCACGGTGTCAGACTTGGTTTATCACCCATGGTCGACGCGCTCCAGTAGTTCACGGATGTTTTGCAACACCTGTTGTTTTGTCTGAGTAGTGACACACACCCCGTCAGTGCGACCGAACGTATTCAGGACCGTTTGAAGCATGTAAGTCATAAGTTCAGTATTATAAAGTTTTACGAATATTGAAAGGTCGCCACCAATTTCAACAGTGTCTACATCATCTTCAAAATATGAAAATGTAGTGTCTTTAAAATGAACACAGTAAACGGCATTTTGCCCGTATTCAGGTTGTGCATTACGTTCAAGACGAACGGTAAGAACTTCTTTAAATAATCCGTTGTGGTCTTTAATATTCATACCTGTGTTACTCCTGTTCAATTGATAATCAGAGTCTGACACCACTTCTGCAATCTGTCAAGAATTATTTTAAATCTCTGTCACCACCAATCACCCGTGGTAAACTATACAGAACAGTTACAAACGGGCCGATAACCATGAATAAGTTTACTGGAAATATTCATAATTACCCGCGCTGGCGTGATGCCTACGCAAATGACGAACGTATCTGGCGAAAAGGTCAGCCACGCCCGGATTACAAGCAGTGTTACATTGACCGTATTAACCTGTTAAACCGTATGCGCACGGATCGGGCAATTGTCCCGGTGCTGAAAAAGTATTACGAAACAAACCCGGTAGCGTTTATCCTCGACTGGGCGTTTACTTACGACCCGCGTAACGTCGGTACTGAATATCCACCCAACATGCCTTTCTGCCTTTTCGAACGTCAGATCGATATGGTTCAGTTTGTTTATGAAGCGCTTGAAGACAAAGAAAAAGGACTTTGGGAAAAATCACGAGACTATGGTGCGACCTGGGTAGCCTGTGGTTTATCCGTGTGGGCGTGGCTGTATCGTCCTGGTTCTTCAGTTGGCTGGGGGTCACGTAAAGAGCAGCTTGTCGATAAACTGGGTGACCCGGATAGTATTTTTGAAAAGATTCGCCAGATTATCCGCGCATTACCACCGGAATTACGTCCTGTTGGTCTGCGTGAAAAAGACCATCTGGTTTACATGAAATGTATCAACCCTGAAAACGGTGCAACAATTACTGGTGAAGCTGGTGACAACATCGGTCGTGGTGGTCGTAAATCTGTCTACTTCTTGGACGAAGCGGCACACGTAGACCGTCCTGAACTGATTGAAGCGTCGTTGTCAGCTAACACCAACGTTCGTATCGACATCAGTTCAGTTAACGGTGTTGGTAACGTTTTTTATCGTAATCGTAAAGCTGGTCTGGAATGGGAACCGGGCAAGAAATTACCCCGTGGTAAATTGCGTGTAATGGTTCTTGACTGGCGTGATCACCCGGCTAAAGACGATGAATGGTATAAGCGAGAAAAACAATCGTTCGCTGAAAAAGGTTTACAGCATATTTTCGCACAGGAAGTTGACCGCGATTATGCCGCTGCTGTTCAGGGGGTGTTGATTAAAGCTGAATGGGTACGCGCTGCTTTTGACGCTTTCCGTGACACAGAATGGCGCAAAGTTAATGGACTACTTACACCAACAGGTCAACGTATTGCCGGACAGGACGCAGCAGACGGTGGGGAAGATGCCAGTGCGCTGGTAATTGCTCACGGTGTATTCCTGACACATCTGCAACTTGACCACAGGGGTGCTGAACTGGCTGCACCGGGAATGTTGACGATGGCTAATATGCTGGGTGTTGATGAATACTGGTACGAAGTTAACGGTGTTGGTACAGGCGTTAAAGTAGCGGCAAATGACCGGAAAGATATTTTACGCTTCCGTGTGCGCCCGTGGTTACCGAATGGAAAAGTTGTGGATCCGGGTGGTGATATTATCGGTGGTACAAAACCTGGTGACAAAGACCGTAAATCAAACAAAGATTATTTCTCAAATTATAAAGCACAAGCATCGTGGGCGTTACGCCTGCGTTGTCAGCGAATTTATAAATGGTATGTGGAAGGTCAACCACAGGATCCGGACGAAATCATTCTGATTGATCCGTCACTGGAAAACGCACAACGGTTAGAAGCTGAGTTAAGTCAGCCAACGTATACCAGTAACGGTGCCGGGAAGATTGTGATCGACAAGAAACCAAACGGAAGTAAGTCACCAAACTTTTTCGACGCTGCGGTTATTGCACTATCACCAAAACGCACCGAATTTGTCGAAGAACCATTTACTGGTAGTGTGAATCCTGTTGGTACTCCTGAATACGGTGACATTTTTTAAAACAGTGTGGCGGGATTATTCCCGCCCGTTTTCAGAGGGTTTACCAGTCCGTTCATAGTACCATTACAGTTTTCCGCGTTCACGTTTTACTAATCGACTTCGCCCCGGAACTGTCCGGGGCTTTTTTTCAATGTCTGAAAGATGAAAGAACAGCGAGGCTAACAGAACCTAAACCGAATATGACGGCGTATGTCAACTGATGTTGAAGTTTCACAAAACCGTAATAATCGCTTTGTAATTCCACGATGTCAAAAGCAATTGAAAAACTGGTTACCAGCAACATGATTGAAAGAACACGAATCAGAGCAACTGCTAAACCCATCACACCTTGTTCTTTTTTTCTCAGTTGTAATAACGACAACAATCATTAACAGAAGTGAGAAAGCAATGTACATGTATTCCATAATAATTAGTCCCGATAAACTTCAGCACACCCGTAATTTTTATCAGGGTTGTAAGCCTGTTCAGCTTGTAAAGCACCCTGACACTGTTCGAACGTCATAATACGTTCTGTCACAGGTTCAATAGCCACACCGTGTAGAACAAGCACCAGTACATAGCCAATTAACATTTTCTTAGAGTCTCCCGCCAGTTCAGCCCGTGTAGGTTTACAGTTGCAAGCCTCACTTTTGGGATACCGTAACGATGATTATCCCAAAATTCATCACATAGTTCTGGTTCACTAAAATACCCGTAAACAACCCCGTAACTATTCGTGGCTATATAGTCAATATCTTCAGGAACAGTTAAAGACAAACCAAAATAATTGACAGTTTTATACACATCTGCACTAACCAGTGTCATTTTACAATCTGGCGCTTCTTCGTGGATATCCCACGATTTACCACAGTGTGAACACTGATATTCATCATTACAGCGAATAGCGTTTACATGATTCATGATTATTCTCCGTTTATCATACCTTTCGGATAACATTTCGCCCACACGTGGTGTCCGGCTGTACGAATATCTTTGTTTACTTGTTCACATGCAGATTTACTATTAAATTCAGCACTACCGATCATGTTACTACTAAGAATGAAAATCAGAACATATACCATAATTCAAAACCCCTTACTTTTAGCAATTTGTTGTGCACGTTTTTTAGTGTGACCAGCGGCAACCAAGCGTTTAACTTCTGCTTTACGGCGTTCGAAGTGATCGGAGCGTGAATTTTCAACCCACGGGCGACTAATATTTCTTGGATTCATTTAACTGTCTCCGGTACAAACCACATTGACGCGAGATACGCACACCCGGCAATTTTATGTTCGTGTTTAGGTTCGAAACTACCCAGGATCACTTTGATATGCGCGTGAGCATCTTTAAAGTTCACACCTTCAACAGCAACTGCGTATTCTTTCAGACCGTTGAAGAACCATTTGCTGACCCACTGATTCCACGGGTTAGAATTTTCGAAAAATTCTTTCGGAATACTACCCATCGCCGGGAGAAATTCAGCAATGTTTTTAGGTCCAAAAGCAATATCCAGTTGTGTAATATTTTCATTCGGTTTCATAGTTATCACCCTTCGTTCATTTGATGACTAAAGCATAATCGCACGTTTGCAATTCGTCAAGAATTATTTTAACACCGTGCAAAAAAACCATCACTGATATAACATACGTTAAGAACCGTAAACCGTATGGAGCCTGTAGAACATGGCTGATCAACAATTCGAACAACTAGCCGTTGCCGGGTACAGTCGAACAGGCAACCAGGTAAACGACGATTTCCTTCCTAAGCTGAACGGTAAACAAGGCCGTCGTATTCTGCGTCAGATGGCTGAGAACGACGAAACTATTGGCGGTGTGTTATTCGCTATGAGTAGCGTTTATCGTTCTGTACAGTGGATTTTTGACCCGTCTGACAAAGATGATCCAGAAGCTATTCGTTATTCAGAATGGTTACAGGATGCTGTTGAAAATAAAATGGGTGATCCGCGTGGTGCACTCCCGGACGATACCTGGTCCGCGTTCGTTCAGACATGGACAGACGTTGATGTGTTTGGCTGGGGTTGGTATGACATCTGGGTGAAAGACCTTGATGATGGCACGGTGGGTATTGCCCGTCTGGTTCCTGTAGCACCTGAAACGCTTGCTGGCTGGGACATTGAAGAACCGACAGGTTATGTTCGTGGTATTTATCAACGTTCACCTAACCAGGGTACAACGACGTTAATCACGCGTGACCGTTCGCTTCATTTGATTTCAAGTCCGAATAAAGGTAACCCGGAAGGTTTATCACTGCTGCGCACAGCTTATCGTCCGTGGTACTACAAAAAAGTGAATATGGAAATCGAATCCATACTTGCCGAACGTGGTACAGGGTTCCCGGTAATTACTGTTAACGCAGATATTAAGAAAGCGGCTAATGACCCCAACGTTCCTGAACAACAACGTCAGGCAGCACAGGCGATGATTGATAACTATGAAAACATCGTCGCTAATATCAAACGCAATGAACAATCAGGACTGGTGATTTATTCTAAACCGTATATCACGGGTTACGATAACGAAACAGGTGTTACCACGTATGGTGGTGAACAACAGGTGAAACTGGAATTCGTTACACCTAATCAGACCAGTTCTGTGGATATTGACCGGACGATTAAACGCCTGGATACCAGTATTGCCCGTGCGTTACTGGCTGATTTCATGTTTTTCGGAACGGGTGGTAATACCGGGAATAATGCTAACCTGGGTAGTCGTACTGAATTATGGATCCGCGCAATGCAATCACGTATTGACAGCATTGTAGAATGTGTTAATCGTCAGTTGATACCGCAGTTATGGTCGTTAAACGCATTTCCTGATGAATACCGCCCGTCGATTCGCGCCGGGTCGATCAGTAAAGACAGTATCGAAACGTTGACCACTGCACTTGCACGACTTGCACAAGCTGGCGCGCCTGTATTCCCGGATCCAGACCTTCAGGAATACGTATATAAAGAGGCGGGTCTACCTATTACGGGGATTGATAAAGCCGGGGATGGGTTACCGTCTATTGACGACTGAATTAAAAAGGGACCGTTTCTGGTCCCTTAATTTTTACTTAGTTTCAGGCTGCACGATTGACAGTAATTTACTCGCTTCATCAACCGCAGTCTGAATACGAGTCTGTAACGGATAACTGTTGTTGATCGCACGTTCCAGCGTTTTATCAAGCAGTTGTAGTTTAACCTCATCATCGCCAGTGAACGCGTACATATCAGCAACAACTTCTTTAAACTGTGATGCTTGCTCAACAATAGTCGTGGTTACAATGTATTTCCAGACCTTGTTAAGTAGTTTAAATTTCACTTCGTTGTCAGCAACTGCATCAACCAGAATTTCAGCAGCAGTCTTGTCATATTTAACAAGCTCAAGAATTTCAAAACGCATTTAAGTTTTCTCCTGTCAGTTAACGTACTTCGCGATCAGTTTATCACAGTCCTCGCGACAGGTAGCATACTTAAACAGGTCACTGGCTGCTTCTGCCCGGTAGTCAGTATCAATGGTGTAATGTTCATTAACATAGTTATAGGCTGCAAGGTAGTTACTAAACATCCCCGTGGTTACCACTTTCGGTTGTTCCCTTACGACCTTACCGTTAAACAGATATGCGATTAACAGAATCAGACCACCGATCACAGGACTTGTGAGAAATGCGATAAAGAACCATGCACCAGGGTTGCGACCCGTTTGTTTGGCAACACCCGCGATAATCAGAGAGAAAAGAACCCATAAAATAGCGAATAACATGATTGTGTCCTCCTTTGTTTTGATGTTTGTAGGTTACACGTCCTTGTGTAATCCGTCAAGAATTATTTTAAATTATCGTATACAGGCGGTAAACCCATTGCTGCCTGAACAGACCGTTTTTCGTATTCCTCCCGCAGTTTCTGAAGTCGTTCAATACCGATGTCACAACCACGCATAATATCAGCGCACAGGTCGTTGTAGGTCGCTTCAGATTGCTTGCAGTGTGGGTAATCAACACAGGATGGATCTGCAATAATGACTTTCGGTAGATACGCGACAGTATCGCCCATTGAGTTTTTAAATATCGTCATAAATACGACCCCACAATTGCTGCACAGTTGACGATCGCTAAACGCGTTGCTTTTTCACGATCTTCTCCGTGGCTAACTGGTTGCTTATAACTAACGCCAGTGTCAGGGTTATTAACCGTCACTTCGTTGTCACGAACATCCAGATCCATGTACATGTTAACCATCAGACTGAAAGCATCCTCATTACGTGTAAGAGGGTTCCACAGGCGACCATTACCTATATCAATACCTTCGTTTATATAACGTTCGTCGTACGCGACGTAATATTTACCCTGGATTTCAGCAGCCCGTGCTGCGTTGACTAATAAATCACGATTGTTCATCATACCCGTCCTGTTGATCCAAACCCGCCATTACGCTGACTATCAACATCTGGTAATTCTTCCACTTCAACCAGATTAACAGGTTCGACACGTTCAACCATAAGCTGGCAAACGCGTTCACCGTCTGCGATAGTCTGTAATTTCTGTCCGTGGTTAGTCAGCGTAACGTAGTATTCTTCTTTGTAATCACGATCACCGATACCCACACAGTTGATCAGTGACAAACCGTGTTTAAGACTCATGCCGGAACGTGGATAAAATTTAATGCAATATCCGTTATCAACTGACATTTTCAGACCAGTGGGGATCATAGCGCGGTCGCCGGGCCATAATGCGATTGTTCCTGCAACAACCGGACGTTCCACTTTAGCGCCTGATTCTGTGAATATAGTTACCGATTCTTCCCATAGGCAAGCACGAACGTCTAACCCGGCGCTGTCTGGTGTTACACGTGTTGGAAGTTCAGCGTGGGGTGTTAGTTTTTTGATATACAGGTTAGTCATTGTTTGATTCCTCAGTGTGTTTCGTTCGTGACAAATGTTAGTGTTACTGCTTGCAATGTGTCAAGAATTATTTTAAACTTCTGTCAACGTTAACCAATGAGGAACGAATGATGCATAACATTAACTGGAGTGAAGCACCGGACTGGGCTACTTGTGTTGTTAAACCAAAAATTAATAAATTCAGTGTTGACTATCACTGGTCAGAAGAACCCCGTGTATCTGCACGCATGATAAGAATTGAAACAGGTACTGAATTTACAATGAGCAGTGAAAATTTCTGGGAAATCGTTGAAAAACGTCCTGCAGTCTCACCACGGGATGTAATGGTTACTCGTGTTAATGACGACAAGTTAGCCATACATGGTTATTCTATTCGTACTAATGATGAAATAACAAAATATAAACAACAGTCATTAGCAGACTTACACCTGGCGCATCTATTCACACCTGTTCAACAACCATCAACAGCGTCTGATTTACTGAAACAGGCTGAACAGCTACTGACAGAACGTGGTAAGCAGTATGACACGTCTGGTCAGGAACGTTCGTCAGCTAAAATCGTTGCTGCGTTTAACACAATTACCGGGCGCGATTTAACACCGGGTGAAGGATGGTTGTTCCTGATGTTGTTAAAAGCGGTTCGTTTCTATTCCGACACTGAAACACCACATCGTGACAGTCTGGAAGATCTGATCAGTTACGCAGCATTACACGCAGAGGAATATCTTAACGATGAACGGTGAACAAGCATTCGACCTTCTGGTCAAATACGACATTATTGTTATTCACTGTGACCGTGAACAAATCGTTTTCACAGACGATCTTCGTTATGAAGAACCTTATGACGGTGATAAACGGTCTGCCACGATTCGGTTAATCGAACGTGTGGCACGTGACAGAGGGGAACTATTATAATGGTTCAAACTATTTCTGAATTACTACCCACCGTTTATGGCAACGTGACAGAACTTGCTAGGAGGATTGGGTGTAACAAAGCGACAGTTTATAAATATATGGATGACACCAATGGTGAATTTCACGCGGTGGTGAATGGTAAGTTGATGGTCAGACCCGGTTTTAAAGGACGTTATAATCGTGACAAAAGATGAAAAATTATTACGTGAACTTGAAATAGACTACGAACGAGCACAAAAAGCGTTACAGTTTCTGGAAGAACAGATCCGCGAAGTTAAGAACCGCATTCAGGGAACTGAAAAACGTAATCTTCCACGTCCGTAACACGTGATATAATCGGCCTCAGTGTGTTAACTGAGGCTTTTTTATGGCTACTAAAGACCCATACCCGGATATTTCAGACAAGTATGACGCTCGCATTCGCGAAGCACTTGATGTTGTGTGGGAAAACGTGCGTCGTAGTGAGTCGTTAGCCAACCTGGAATACATTATTGAAACCCAAGGTATTGCCGGGTTACTCCCCATTCTTGAAACACTTCCTGATGAACTTAGTGCACAGTTGCGCCCGGTTATTGAAGATGCGATCGCTGAATCAGGTCGTGTAGTCGTTCAGGTTCTACCGAAAGCGGCTGTAACAGGTCCGGTTGTGTTCAGTCTGGTCACCCCACAGGTCAGCACATATATCAACAACTATGTCGGACAACTGATCCGTGAAGTCAGTGACGAAACAGTCAAAGCTGTTCAGATTGCAGTTAACCAGGGTATGGTAACCGGACGAAATCCGCGTCAGATAGCCCGTGATTTTCGATCATCAATAGGGTTAACCACACGGCAGGAAATGACGGTTCAACGTCTACGATCAGCACTGGAAAAAGGTGAAGCAGGTTATGTGAACAGTCTGACCACTGTTACAGACAGTGCGAAGAACGCTGTAAGTGCCGGGAAACTATCACAGGTGAAGATTGACCAGATAATCGAACAGACACGCTTGCGTTATGTAAAACAGCGTACAGAGACAATAGCGCGTACTGAATCACTTCGTGCTGTATCAGTTGGTCAGGATCAGGCAATACGTCAGGGACAGATTACCGGGGCTATTAGTAATGAATTGCTGAAGCGCTGGTTATATAGAAAAGATGGTCGGACACGTGATGCGCATATTTCTACAGGTGAAACGAACGGCTGGATACCAATGGACAGACCGTTTTCAACGCCGTTAGGACCACTTATGTTTCCTCGTGATCCTAACGGTAGTGCTGCGAACGTGATTAATTGTCGTTGCCGGGTTGCTTATTCTCTCCCTCAAGATATAAATGTTATCCCGTGATTATACGTATTAGAGTGGTTATATTTGGATTCCATTTTAACCACTCAGTACAGCCATCGAACCAAGTTAATCAGGTTCACGCCAGTCAAGAGGTCGCACATCACATAACAGACGAACATTATCTTCAAATTTTATGTTTACCCTGTGATGTGCCGTATCATTTTCATAAACAGAAGGCCATATTTCATAACCCTGAACAGTTCGTGCCACCCACTTGTTAATGCTTGCCAGATGGATCAATACTTCACAACCAACAGAAGGAAGGTTTTACCATCCCATATTTGTTTCATTCCCATAGCGATTACTCCTGTTTCTCCCCGCAGAATGGACAATAAGACATTTTGATGTTGGTTTCCAGGCGCGTGAAGTTCTTCGCCAGTTCACCGTTTTTCTTTTTAGCACGGTATGCAAGACGATATTTCAACATAACGTAAGTTTTACCAGACGTCAGACCGAAACACTGATTATCCCAGCCAACTTTATCAAACAGGTTAGTGCTGACTTCCGAACCTACTGGTACTTTTTCCATCAGACGTTTTTGAAGTTCGTCACCAACTTTTTTCATACAGTAACACATTACGCGTACCTCGATAGTCGTCTTAATTTAACGATCAACCTTGTGACTTTACTCCAGTCAGATTCAGTAAAATCGTCCACATCTTTAGCCCATAACTCATTAACATGCCGTGGGTTATATGGTTCTTTCTTGACAGGCTGTTTCCGTTTCTTTTTACCCATAGGTTATAACCCAAGTAAAAGTTTAAGCGCACGTTTACGAACATCATCCTGTTTACGCAAAGCAGTTAATTCTTTTTGCAGATTTTCTTTCTCTTCCCATAACTTTTTCATGTCTACCAACAACAAATCATAGGTCTTACGATCGACTTCAATTTCGTTACGTAGTTCGTCATTCTGTTTGTGCAATTCTCCGATTTCACACTGTAACTGTAGTAACGGTTGGTGTTGGTGGTTATTCAACTTCTTTAATTTGGCTAATACAGCTTTGCGAACGGCTTTAGATTCACGCATACCCACAAGAAGCATTTGATCCATGTTTAGATCGACCACTTCAAACGGTTTTCTATTGCCACCTCTTCCCTGAAGTTTGGGTGTGAAAAGTTTCGTAACCAAAACTTGACCTTCTAATTCATCCTTAACTCTGGCTAAGAAATCATTATGACGGACCCAGACTTCCTCACCTTCAGCCACACGTGCTGGGTTGATAACATTCTTCAAGAAATCCAGGCTGGACATTGTGAAATCAACGTTGGTGTTTGTCAGTTCGTTCATACTGTTAACCTCTTACTATTCCTACGATCACAGGTGCTGCGAAAATCATGAAAGCCAGTATGTAGTAAATCATTGCATGTCTCCTTTTTCTTCCTGTTAACCACAAGATAGTTGCGTCGGTGTAATCCGTCAAGAATTATTTTAAAGATGCAGTTAATACAGAACGTGTACTAACTGCACATAGTTCTACATAGGTTTCATGATTTTGAGTTGCGGCTAATACAGAACGTGTATTAGTAGATCATAGATTCATATATTTCGTCATGTTTACTTTTTAACCAACCCCTCTCTATCTTATTCTTTTTGTTATCTTTTTATAGAAAACATAATAAACATAGATAAATAGAAGAGTAGTATAAGTAGTAAAAGTTGCTGCAAGTAGGAGAGGTTTAAAAGGTATAGGGGGTCGCATACTTCCCATGAATCTATACGCAAAATAATTCTTGACGGATTACACCGACACAACTACCCTGTGGTTAAGAGAACAAGAAGGGTTGAATGTATGGATCCGAACATCAGAGTTGCTACAGACGAATTCATTCGTCGCGCCCGTAAAATTCACGGTGATCGTTACGACTACTCATTCAGCATTGTTGAAGATAGTTCCAGCACAGTGGTTATTATTGACCGTGAAACTAACACAGTGTTTTTCCAGGTTGTCGCTGAACATCTGGACGCTGTTGAACCAGTAACGACTGCTGTTGAACCGGTAACGACTACTGTTGAACCGGTAACGACTACTGTTGAACCAGTAACGACTGCTGTTGAACCAGTAACGACTGCTGTTGAACCGATCAAGAATCTTTCTGAGATATTCGGTAACGTTGTAAACAGCGTGTATCACCAGTGCAATTATTCATCCGAAATGTTAGAATTTAGTCATGTTGAAACAATACGAGGACAATCCCCGTGATTAACGTAAAAGTTAATAAGGTTGACAACTCACTACGTATGGTATTCGGTTGGGGTAGTATCTGTAAAAAACGTAATCAGGAGACAGGTCAGTTAGAAATTTACACAGACACGGACAACGAGCAATTTCCCGAGGATGTCACTCTGAAAGCATGGTTGGACTTCATGAATTCTGATCAGCGCATCATGGATAATATGCATAATCAACAACCTGTTGGGAAAGTTGTGTTTGCGTTCCCGATGACCGAAGACATTGCAGCAAGTTTTGGACTGGTTGATAAACTGGATCAGACAGGCGTCATTGTTGGTACGTTGATAACTGATGACGAAGTTTTGAAAAAGTTTCAGACTGGTGAATATACGGGATATAGTATCGGTGGAACTGCATATTATGAGGATGTGGAATAATGCGTACAGATGGTACTAATCATTTACGCCGCGCTAAATCGATGAAGATCGGTTTTCTGTCCGGCGTGACAAAACCTGCTCACGAGGGAGCAAATGCTCTTGTTCTTAAATCACATTCAGAACCGCCTGCTGTTGTTCTTTTAAAGTCAACATTCAGCGCGGCACTGGCTGAAAAAGAACTTGAACAGAAAGTTCGTGATTTCCTCTCTAATTCGTGGATGTTGAACGATGCGCTTTATGAAGCAGCAGAGGATATTGCAAAAGATGATTCTGTTACCGATAAACAAGCAGCATTGCGTGACGCGGTAAATGAATATATTATAACGTTGCAACAGGCCGCTGGTATTTCGATGAATAAAGCGAAAGGTGGTAAAACTGAAGACGGTGAAGTTTTCCCGGCATCTGATTATGCATATGTGCCAGATCCAGAAAAACCTTCAACCTGGAAACTTCGTTTAACAGCTACCCCTGGCGGTGAACCTGATGCGCGTATTGTAGGCGCTGCACTTGCTGCATTAGGTCCGGGTTATCGCGGTAACAAAGTTGAAATCCCTGAAGCCGATTTAGCAGGTGTGAAAAACAAAGTCCGATCCGCGTGGAAAAAATTACACCCGGACCAGGAAGTACCTCAAGTTTTAAAAACGGCAGAGGAAATCGAAATGTCCGAACTGGAAAAATACAAAGCCCTGGCTGAGATGAACGACGTCCATAAGGCGTATCATAATTCTCTGCCTGAATCTGATCAGGAAGCATTCCGTAAAATGGATGCCACTGCTCGCGATGCCCTCGTGACGATGGCTAAACAGGCTGATGAATCGTTTACCACGATTGCTGGTCAGGTTGTTCAGAAGTCTGTAGCTGGTCCGATGTATGATGTTCTGAAATCTCAGGACGAACAACTTCGCAAAGCACAGACTGAAGCGGCACTGGCGAAAGCTGAAAAAACCGTGAACGCTGATTTCGCACACATTCCGGGTGAAATGGTACAGAAAACCCAAATGGTCATGACTCTTGAGCGTTTACCGGAAGCGGATCGTAACTTTCTGGTTGAAAAACTCAAACAGGCCGACGAACTCTGGAAAGCACGTAAAGAGCCAGCAGCGCCGAACGGTAGTGGTAAAGGTTCCAGTGCACTGGAAGACATGATCAACGAATGGCTGAAAGCAAATCCGGGTAAAACACGCACCCAGGCTATGCAGGCAGTTTCTGCAACTAAAAAAGGTCAGGAAGCAATCGAAGCGATGCGAGGTGACGAATAATGGCTAAGAACAGCAAAATCTACTGGAACTATGAGCGCCCGACCCGTGCCGTTGCATCCGTGGCTATTTCGGCAGGTGTTGGTCTTGTTCTGGATACCAGTTTAGGTGACACTAACCAGTGTGTACCTAAATACAAATTCCCAACGGCTGACGGTCGTATCGACGGTGTAGCTGTTGATGATGCCACTGCTGGTGTATTCTTCGACCTGGTAAACGAAAAAGAAAAATTCGTACCAGTAAAAGCTGCTGCAACGTTCGACACAGGTGTTGAGCTTGCTGTTGGTGCTGACGGACGATTCCAGACCGCTACTGATACACAACTGGTCGTGGCTATTTCTCAAACTGCAGCCACTGAAGAAGACCAGGTAGTTACCGCATTACTTATTGCACCGTATTCTAAAGGAGCATAACCGATGAGTTACAAACAGAATTTTCGCGACGTTGGCGCACCAGATACATTCCTGTCTAACTTTTCTGTAAGTTACTGGCAGGATACGTCACTGTTTGTCGGTACTCGTTATTTCCCGGTAGTTCCTGTTAACCAGGCTGCTGGTAAATTCCTGACTTACCCGAAAGGTTATTTCGGTCGTCCGGTTAACTCCAAACGTGCCGAAGATGGTGTTGCTAATACTATTGGTTACAAAACCAAAAACCAGGGTTACACCGTTGATGACGATGCGATCCGTATCTTTATTTCTGACAAAAAACGTGCAAACGTTCAAAACGGTCAGCAACTGGATATGGAAGCGTCAGCAGTAACCACAGATGCGTTGCTGATCAACAAAGAAGTGGATTTTGCTGAAAAATTCCTGACCGCTGGTAAATGGGGTCTTGATTTCCAGGGTAAAGGCTCGTCTCCGTCCACGGGTGGATTCCTGAAATGGTCTAATGCGAATGCCGATCCGATTGGTGATATCCTGTCACGTCGTGTTGCGTTCTCTCTGGCATCCGGTGGTCGTCGCTGGAACAAAGCACTGATGACGCTGGACGTGTATGACGCACTGACCCGTAGCCCGGCTGTTATTGACCGTATTAACGGTGGTTCTACCACTCAGAACCCTGGGATCGTGACTAAACAGGCACTGGCTGCACTGCTGGAAGTTGACGAACTGGAAATCATGCAGTCTGTGGTCAACATGGCTGCTGATGGCGTTGAAGACAGTAACGGCAATCCGCTGTCAGACTTCCGGTTTGCTAAAACTGGTGTGCTGATGCTCAACTATGTTGAACCGACTGTTGGCAATATGAAACCTGTTGCGGCTGCGGGCTTCGTGTGGAACGAGTTCATCGGTCTGGGCGTTAACAACGGTCCGTCTATCCGTACCTATCCGGGTGTCGAAGGCCGTCGTGGTAATTTCGTTGAAGCGGAATTTGCCATTGATGTTCAGATGGTTGCACCTGACCTGGGCGTTCTGTTCTACGACGCGGTTTAATAACAACTGTGATATCATTAAGGGGTGGCTTATGCTGCCCCTTTTTTCATGAGGTTAAAATCATGCGTAATTCATATGATCCGTCACTGAAATATGTTTTCACCCGTCCGATGCTGTGGAACGGTAAACAGATGTCCGCTGGCGATAAAGTATCAACATCAAAAGCTACCCCGGCTGTTTTAAACGCCCTTGTGCGTATGCGCCACATTGAACCAGCTACTGCGACCGTTGAAGAACCAGTGACTGTAGCAACCGAAGAATCGGCATCAACCACTGCGGCTGAAATCCGACGTGATGCGCCAAAAACCTATAATGTTTATGTTATGGGTATGCCGATGAATTCAGAATCGTTTAGTAGTAAAAGTGCCGCTGCTAAATGGTGTGAATCACAAGGCTTGACATATAACTATTCTTGACCTATTGTTAAGTCAGTGACAGAACTGCATAGCAGACACTATCACTTAATCGGTCGAAAGACGCCGGATAAACGTAACCGGCACATAACAGGTAAGAGCATTGGGTAATGTCAGCCTTGGTTCGAAGTCGAAAGACATGCGGTAATACTCAGCCCAAGTTCCAGTGCTCTTTCCGTTGTGGTGAAGCTCAATGGCGAGCTAGCAGATAGGCGACCGTGAAAATACTAGTCATGTAGCGGACCGCTGCGCGTACTGCGGTTGGAATCGCACCGATGGGAGTTGGTTCGATTCCAACCGCCACAACCCAAACACTCGCTGATAAGGAGGTGATCCTTATCTTGCTGGCGGGAAAGCCGCAAATCGTGGGTAAAGCATGTTGTGAAACATCCTGAACTGCGTGTCGTTTTACATAACTGGTTATTCACGTGTCACGCATAGGGGTATGTTGGGACGTCAGGTGTGGATGACCAGTTATGTAAAACCCTCATTATCACCCAGAGCCATTTGCCGTCTGTTTAAGACGGCTTTTTTTCGTGCTAATATAACGAAAACATTTCTCACAGGTGATCACATGGCTATTACAGTTGAAGGTATTCGTTATTTGATCAGTGTCCCTGATGTTACTGATGAACAAATTCAGTGGTACATTGACAACGGTTATACAAATCCTCTCAGTATTTGCGTCGCTCTCTGTGATTATATGGCGTCTATTGCCAGCAACGATACTGACATTAAAGTAGGTCCGATCTCACTCAGCAGTAGTCAGTCAGCAGACGCCTGGAATAAACTTAAAAAAGATTTTATTTTACGTATTAATACTGGCGCTGATTCAGGTGGCGGTTTGTTAGGTAGTTTTATGGGTGTTGGTGGAGCTACATTAACTGGCGCTGGTATGCAACCTGCTATTCAACGTGGTCAGTTCGACAACCCACCTGTAACACTTGAAAGCGGTGGTCGTGCACTTAACGAGGGTGAACGGTGATGGCAGACAAACGTCAAAGTGTCCTGAAAGGTGTTACTCGTGCACTTGCTGAAGTAGGTGAGGATTTGACGGTAAAACGTGTGATAACAGTTCCCAACCCGTCTAATCCTACATTACCGGGTACAACCGTTACTGAATCGCATACGTGTCGTGGTTATATTTACCCATTAGAAAAGTGGGATCCGACTACTATGACCAGAATAACCACAACGATGGTAATTATGGATAGTCAGAGTTTTGAACCACGATTTGTTCCTGATCGGGGTGATGTTGTGGTTGATGAACGTGGTAAAGAATATCGCCTTCTTGATCGTCAAAACCCACGATTGTTAGGGGATGATATGGCATTTATTCATCCTGTTGGAGCGGTATAACTATAACATCCGTATCAGAGTGGTTATATTTGGATTCCATTTTAACCACTCTGTACAACCATCGAACCCGGTTAATCCTGCAGATTCAAAATGAGAATGAAAATCTTTTTCAAGTGAACGAATGGTTGCCCCGTGTCCATTCAATTTTTCTATTACTTGAAAATCAAATGGTGTTTTTCTACGAAGTGTATTAATTCTTTGCTCTACACAATTACTGATACCTATTTTAACGTAACGACCGCATGTGGACCGCAAGACATAAAGTGTTGCATACTTACCAGCTTTAAACCCTGTTTTACTACAGTTTGGACAACCTTTTTGTTTACTAAGAAAAGAATTAATTGTTGTAACAAAATCACCATGCGTTGAACACTTTAATGATATTTTAGATTTCCATGTCGGATGTTCGTCGAATATCTTATTAAAAAACAACCCTGTTTCTTTACATCTATTTGTTATTTCAATTTCTCGTTCTTGTTTAGTTTTCTGTCTATTCGTTATACACAACGGGCAATCAACAGATGTAAAGATTAGTCTATTGACTGTTGTCTCCCATCCACCATGATCAATACAGCTCAGCAAACAAACAGAATTTCCATTTTGAAAATTAGTTTTAAATTTAATAAACTTTGATTTAGAATTTGTTAAACTGTCTTTAATCTGTGCAATTCTTAACCCTTTTGTGGTTCGTGTTCCACCACAGATCGGACAACCAGAACCATTCAAAAAATGATAACATTTAGTGTCCCATTCCCCGTGTGTAACACAAGATAAAATAATTCGTGATTCTTTGTTTTTAAACCCGTCTTTCCATTTTATAAATTTGTAATTTTTTGATTGACAAATATCTTTTATGTTATGCTCTAGTTGTTCTTTGGTTAGTCTTTTACCGCCCATTTTTCTACCTTTAGGTTTGTCAATGACTAGCAAAATCAATGATATAAATCGTATTACTGGAGTGTTTAAAGACATAAAAGCCGACTTACAAGATTTTACGGATCGTCAAGTCATTAGATATGTTTTAACACTACGTAACATACTCATAAGTGAGCCTCCTGATGGTACACCAATATTGAGTGGCTGGGCAAGCAACAACTGGTGGTTCGATCAGGGGCAACCCGCTAATAGTCCTGATACACCAACAGGTAATGTTGAAGCCAGTAAAGCACGTATCGAACAGGATACAGTCACTATCAGCAGTATTAAAGTTAATGGTCAGGAACTGCATATTACTAACAACGTTCCTTACATTGGGGTTCTCAATGGTGGTAGCAGTACACAGACACCTTCCGGGTTTGTCGAACGTGCTATATTAAAAGCCGGAATAATGGTGAGGTTTAATCAGTGATGACACTCTCAGATGTTTCAGGAATTGTTTATAATCGCGTTCTGGCGAATCTCCCCGTGGAAATTACGCCTGACAGATTTACAATCGCTTCTGGTCAACTCCCTGATGACACTACAGAAAAACCCGGTCTGATTCTGACACACAATCCCGGTCCGTGGACAATAACCACGCTGGGTGGGGAAGGTGTTTGTCGTCGTCGTTTAAGAACAGGAAACGTTTTTTTACAGGTACGCACACCTGCTCAGTATGGCATGGACACTTTGAGTATTGATATTGCGGATCGGCTTGCAAAATTATTTGAAGGTGTCTGGCAGGACCGCCCGTTAATTTACACGAGTGTTGATATTCGTCATCAGGGTCGTGATAACGCGTGGTTTTTAACGAACGTCGTACTTAGTTACGAATACGAAGAAATATATTAAACTACGAATGATTGCAATCAAACGAGGCTTAGAACAATGGCTGAATCAATTTTTAAATGTTCGCAAACACCTGCGACTGATGTAAACGCAACACGACTCAGTGTGGCAAAAGTCTGTGAACCTGTTTTTGGTACACCCTGGACGGTTCAACAACCGAATGAAATCAGTTCTTACAGTGCTGATATTACAAAGACTCAGCGTACACCGATCAGTACGGACCGATCTGCACGTAAAGGCACGGTAACTAACGTTGAAGTTGCACCGGGCTTTCAGACAGACCTGACACTTGATACGTTCCGCTACTGGGGTGACGGATTCCTTTATAGTAAATGGGTCGGTGCTGGTGCAATTGATATTGACGTTACCAGTGTTGGCGCTGATGCTTATAACGTTACTACTCTTGATGCGGCATTACCTAAAGGTGCTCTTGTTTATGCGACAGGTTTTACACTGGCTGCAAACAACGGTTTGAAAACTGTAGGCGCTGATAGTACCACTACTGCTATCAACGTGTCAGGGCTTAGTGCCGAAGCGTCACCGCCTGCTGAAGCTCGTTTATATCTCGTGGGGCATGCTGCAGCGTCTGGTGAAATCGCTGTTAACAGTAATGGTCAGTTGACGTCTACCACCCTGGATTTTTCCACACTGGGTTTAGTACCGGGACAGTATGTTTATATTGATGGTCTAACACAGTCCGTAACCAGTAAAATGGCCCGTGTGACTATGGTTGGTGATCATATTCTGACTCTCGCTAACAGTGAATTCACCACTGAAGAAGGTACGGGTAAAACTGTACGTTTATTTGTTTCCAGTTTTGTTCGAAACGTTCCTGTTGACTCTGCAGAGTTCGTTAAAACTGAATACACAATGGAAGTACGTTACAACACGACACCTGTTATTTATGAATATGCGCGTGCTGTAGCTGCAAACCAGATGACGATCAACGCACCGTTGACTGAAAAAATGACAATGGATCTGACGTTTGTAGCACAGGATTTATCAGCACCGTCAGAAACCGCGCTGCCGGGTTCCGGGTATGTTGAATTCGTGGCTAACGAAGCGTACAACACCGTAACGAACCTGAACCGTGTACGACTGACCGGGATCGATGATAGTGGACTCAGTACGTTCCTGAAAGACGTTACTGTCACCGTGAATAACAACGTGTCAGGTGAAAACGTGCTGGGCGTGATGGGTGCTGCGTTTACCAACATCGGTAACCTGGAAATCACAATGGAAACTGAAACGGTGATGACAGACGGTGCTGTACTGGCTGCGATCCGTAACAACGCAACAGTCAACTTCGAACTTGCCGGGGTAAACGGTGACGGTGCAATCGTGGTTAACATTCCTGCGATGACACTGGGCGACGGTTCCAAAAACCTTGTGACGGGCGAAAAAGTGAAAGTCACTGTTAGCGGTAACGCCCACGAAGAAGAGTCGATCGGTTTTATGATTGGGTTCAGCTTGTTCCCATATCTGCCTACAGCATGACATGGTGGTTGGTAGTGGTTGCCCCGGCGTTAAACCGGGGCTTTTTTATTCATAAATACTGAATTTGTTTAGGTGAAAATGGTTTATCGTACTTACCGTTCCCTTTTAACCAATCAACTAGTTGTTTACGTAAACTTTTACGGAAATCAGAACGTAAATTACTGTTAAGAAGTTTACAAAATACAGGGAACATATCTGGGTGATATAATTTATAAAGTTTTTCAACTTGTTCGCGATCAACACCAAATTCACGTACTATTAATCTAAACTGTGCGTTCAGTTTGCGTTGCTTGTTTACTCTTTTTATTTTGCAATAACGTTGCCGTTTTTCCTCTTGCTGTTGTTCATAAATATTATATGCTTCTAAAACTTCTGGTGTTGCATCTGGGCGTGAACCATAGCATGGATAACACCAACCACGGGTAGTTGCAAATGTATACCATGAAGCGCTTTTTTGTTTCAGGGTTCCATATTAACATTTCAAAATCTGAATCATGGTAACCGTTACGTTCACGTTCTTTGATACAGCACCCATGATCAGTTTCGTATAGAAAATAAGATGGTGGGTAATCGCCACCAATATCATTACGATGGATAGGACTATATGCCCCTTCCAGGAGTTTAACATTTCCTTCAAAAACAGAACTATGCCAACCCATGTTAATAATCGCCATCCCTCTTACCCTCAGTTCGTTTCGTTGAGTTAAAGATACCTTAACAGATGTAATTCGTCAAGAATTATTTTAAATCTCTTGCGTAATTTGTACAGAACTATTACTATCTAATCGTCTACTACATAAAAGGTAAAAAAACCATGTCAAAGTTTGACCATCTGAAAAAAGCACTTTCTCCACTGGTGCTGAAGTCTTCTGCTGAACTGATTTTAAATGAAAATTTCAGTATCACCGTGTTGAACCTGAACACCGCTAACCAGGTATATAACGTAACAGTCGCGGACTATGTAAAACAGAACGGTGTGTTGTCTGAAAACTTCTTTGAAAAACTGTGGAATCAGGAATATACACCAGAAGGTGTTAAGTTTGTGGCTAACGTTCTTATGCTGGACTGGAAACTGATTGGTGAAGATGACAAACCGGAACCATTCAGTGTCGAAGAAGCTATTGAATTGTTAAGTGATGAACGTTTTGGTCAGGTGATCTACAGCCGTGTTATTCAGTTCGCAATTAATTCCGCATTCTTCCAGGACGAATGGGAAAAACAGATTGAAAAAAACTGATCGACTTCCTCTTGTGGAACGATAAGACAGACGGGGACGACCTGGACTGGGTTACACAAGGGGCGGCTGCACGTGGTATATCTGTTCCGGTTGTTGTACAGAAACGTCCTGAATTGCGACCTGATGCTGTTTTTTATTGGTATGCTTATCTTGATTTGATAAATAGTGATTGGGTTGCCTGTGAACGTTACGCACGGGTGTACAACGTTGATGTACAGTTCCTATGGAAATTGTTAACAGCATTGCGGTCTGCACGTGTTGTCGAGATGAAGAAAAATAAACATAAGCCCGGTTAGTTCCGGGCTTTTTCATTTATGTAATCGAGGATTGCAGGAGAGTATTTAAACCACTCTGTAGCACCGTCAAAGCCTTTGAGACGCGCATTAAGTTCGTGAAAGACCTTGTGTACCTCTTGTTCCAGTTTGTAAGCGTCAGCGCCATGTGGGAACGGATACGATACAAGTTTAACCACAAGATGCGGAGTTCGTCGTTGTAGTTGTCGTAGTCGCTGTTTTAAGTCGTTTGTAATACCAATTTTAATCAGAGTGGGATACTGTTTATCATCAGCGAGTACATATAACGTGCCGGGTTCTGACGGATTAAAACCTGTTTCAGCGCACTGGGGACAGCCAGCTTTCATAAATGTGTGATTGCCCGGTGTCTGTTCAAACACACCGTGTTCTGAACAAATAATTTTTACAGGGGTGGAATTGTTAACATACTCCACCAACGAATAGTCGTAACGGTCCCCGTGAACTTCGCGAGCACGAGTAATGAATTCTTCGGCGGATAAACGTCTTTGTTCAGACAATTGTTCCCAAGCACATTGTGGGCAACCTGCTTTTTGCTGCAAGTGACTATATGGACGTTGTTCAAACATTCCGTGTATTGGACAAATGATTTTCACTTTGGTCCGAGAGTCTTTATATTTCACCAACGAATAACCATACTTACCCCCATGAACTTCGCGCCCCCTTGTGATAAATTCATTGGTATTTGATTGTTGATTTCCTGCACAGAATAAACACTTGCGTCCTTTTAAATGATTATTAGGAATTTGTTCAAACACTCCATGTATAGGACAGATGATTTTCACAGGTGTGCGCCAATTCAAATACTCCACTAGTGAGTAATCGTATTTGTGCCCATGAACTTCACGGGCACGCGTGATAAACTCTTCTGTGGTTAAACGTTTCCTACTCATCTTATTTGTCGCTTTTTAACACAGACCAGATTAACGCACCTAACCAACCGACGAATGTCCAACCCGCAAAGATGTTAAGTAAAATAATTGCTGTTTGTTGTTTATGTTTAACGTTAATCGCGATGAGTGCTGGGATCAGATATACAGCAGCGATTAAGAAAAGAATGATGAAAGTAGCCATTTTGTAACTCTCCGTTGTTTTGTTGATTGTAGGTTACACATCATTGTGTAATCCGTCAAGAATTATTTTAAACGTTTGTCGCTTTTTAGACCCGTGTTAAACTGTGTATATGCTTCGTGAAAAGGTTAACCACAATGGCACAGTATCCGATTGATATAAAAATAGACACTGGTAACGCTGACAGAAATCTTAACAGCCTTAATAACCAGTTAGACCAAACAGCTAATTCTGCAAAATCTGCTGCACAAGCGGCAAACACTTTATCAAAAAGTGAACAGCAAGCTGCAAAATCTGCACAAGTAATGGCGTCAAATACTGGTAACGCTACATCATCTTTAAAGTCGATGGCATCTGGCGTAAATCTTGCAACAAACGCCGTTCGTGGTTTTATGGCAATAGGTGCGGTGTCTTCTGCTATTGAGTTAGGAAAAGCGTTTATTGTTGCGGGTGATGCAGCTAATCAACTCGAAGCTCGTATTGCAAGATTGACCGGGAGTACATCATCAGCCGAACAAACATTTCAAACACTCGCGGATATTGCCTCTAAAACAGGTGGTGGTCTTGCTGATACTGAACGTTTATGGGAAACCTTATCATCGTCATTAAAGGATAGCGGCGCAACAAACGATCAGATATTACGATTAACTGAAACACTTCAAAAAATAGGTCGTGTTGGTAGTTCATCTGCTGAAGAAATGTCTAACGCATTACGTCAGTTTGGTCAGTCAATTTCATCTGGTGTAGTTCGTGCGGAAGAATTTAACAGCATTGTTGAACAGATGCCAGAACTGGCAAGACAGATGGCTGCTGGTTTAGGTGTTTCAATGGGTGAGTTACGTCAGCAAATGCTGGATGGTGAACTCACAGCGGAACAAGCATTGAATGCTATTATTCGTCAAACGCAAAATGTTGATGAAGAATTTAGCAAATTGCCACGGTCTTTAGATCAAGCTACGAATTCGTTATCTGTATCGTTAGCCACGCTTGTTGCAAGCATGAATGACGTGACTGGAGCATCAAATCTTGCTGTAAACGCTATTGATACACTTACAGGTTTCATCAATAAATTAGGCGATGATTCAACAACTGCTGATAAATTGTGGTCAATAGCTGGCGTAATATCTAAGTTACAACCAGGTGCTACTGGGGCATCCCTTGCTGATCTGGTCTGGTCAAACGATGATGTAAATAATGCAAAAGCGTACAATGACCAGGTTGATAGATTTGTTAAAGCATCTGCGGCTGGATACGAACAAGCTAAAAAAAACCGTGATGCTACAAAACCTATTTCTATAAAAGGGACAAATGCATCAGACGCGAAAGCACAAAAACAGATTAAAAACCTGAAAGAACAGATCACCTACACCCAGGCGCTTGCTGACGGTAACTATGAACTGGCAGCAAGTCAGAAACTGGGTAATAAAGCAACTAAGGAACAGATTGCAGACTATGCTGCGTTGTTGAAACAACAGGCAGAATATAAAGAAAATCAAAAAAACCAGAAGAAATCAGCGAGTGCTGAAGCATCTGCGGCTAAACGTGCACAGAAAGAACTGGAACGTAATCAGGCTGCTAACCAGAAATACCTGAAAACGCTTCAGGATAAAATCAATGCTGGTAATTATGATGTTCAGTTAGCCCGTGAACAGGTTCAGATTGCCTTAACACAGGGGTCGTCTGTTGAACAACTTACAGCAACATATCAGAAAGAATATCAGGTACGTCAACAGTTAACGCTGGCATCACAACAGGCAGAAGCACAGTCACGACTGAATAAAGACGCGACTGATGCTGAACGTGCCGCTGTTGATGCACATGTGGCTGCATTGCAACGTCAACAGCAGGCGCAACAGTTAGCTGGTCAGGTTTCACAGGTACAAACCGATGTACAGGGTGAGTTAAACCCGTATCAATCACAGGTTGATCAGGTTAATCAACAGGAAGCACAACGCCTTACTGTCATACAACAAGCCCGTGAACAAGATTTAATTAACGAGCAACAATACCAGGACATGAAAACGCAGATTCAACAGGCCGGGGAACAAGCCCGTATGAATCTTGCAAATGCTAACTACAGCTTGTTGCTACAATCCAGTGCTGATTTTTTGGGTCAAATGGCTGCTGGTCTGGCACAATCTAAAGGTGAGCAATCAAACGCATATAAAGCGATGTTTGCACTGTCTAAAGCCTTTAGTATCGCACAGGCGAGTATTAACCTGTGGACAGCCGTTAGTCAGGCTATGGCGTTGCCGTTCCCGGCGAATATTCCGTTCATTGCACAGGCTTTATCATACGGGACAAGCGTGTTAGGTAACATTCAGTCTGTGGCCGCAACAGGTTTTGCAACGGGTGGTTATGTTAAAGGTCCGGGTACAGGTCAGAGTGACAGTATAAACGCACGTTTGAGTAATGGTGAATTTGTCAGTACCAAACAGGCTACGAGTCGTTATCGTAGCACTCTGGAAGCAATGAATCGTGGGACATACACCCCCGGATCTGAAGGTGGTTCATCACCTAATATTCAGGTTCATAACTACGGTGGCGAACGTGTTCAGGTGAAACAAGGATTAACACGGGATGACGTAGTGCTTATCATAGGTGAAGAATTCCCACGACAATCAGCGGCACAATGGAATGACCCGTACAGTCAGACGAATAAAGCGTTCAGGTCTAACTATGATGCGAACAGGAAAATATAATGAGCAATACAGATGATTTACCACGGCTTGAGTACGGCGCGAAAATGGTGTTACCTGAGCGTGATAATTACAGTTATAGCCCACCGTGGGGTGTAACTAAATCTGATGTTTCCGGGACGTTATCACGGTTAGGTCGTAGCGCCTTTGGTGGACCTGCTCAGGTATCGTGTACAATTCAGTTATATAGTCCGGCGATGCTTCAGTGGTGGGACGATTTTTATAATCTGGAAATCGCTGAAGGTAGTAAGCGGTTTGTGATGCAACTGTTTGTGAACGGTTTGATTCAGGAACACGTTGTTCAGATTGTCAGTAACCCTTCATCCTCTGTTGTAGGATGGAAAGGATCTGTCGATTTACAGTTACAAGCTGTTCCGGTAATCGACCGTTGTGCAATGGCATCACGATTGTTAATCACTAAATGCCAGGGTGATTATGCTGCTTGTTACCTTAAAGAAATTATTGATACTGGCTTACTCTTAAATAACGCGTGGACACCAGAATGAAAGACGAACTGCGTGAATTATTAACCGTTGCAACAACTGGTAAAGGTGTTGTTGACGGTGTGAAACTGAATCATAGTTCATGGCCTAATCCGCTATACATCACCAGTGTTTATCCGGGATTTATCGCTGTACATGAAGACGGTAAGGAATATGAGTACGAATACGTTCCGATGTCCGTCAAGAAGGCGAATAAACAAAACGATTTATCACAGGATTATTCATTCACCATTCAGGATCTGAATGAAGTTGTCGGTGTATATCTGGACTTAATTCCGCTTGACAGTAATGAAAAACCATCTGTTGAGTTACGAACGTTTGTTTATCGTGAAGATGGTTCCATGTCTGATATTCAGGATGGGCCATATCTTCTGGAATCTGGTGACATTACTACCGAACCACAGGGTTGTACGTTCACAGCATCACCACCTATTACGAACTTTGCCGGGACAGGTGAATTATATACGTTTGAACGTTTTCCTACATTGCTGGCGTATGCAACATGATCGGTGACCGCTACGATATTGACAAATGGAATTGTACACACGAGGTTAGTCAGTGGTATCAGGTCCACAACTACCCACATATATTAAAAACTGTTTCAGGTGATGAATGGGATATTGCGTTTGTCAGATGGATGCGAAAACGTTTTTCACCAATTACCACACCGGAACAAGGCGCGCTTGTACTGATGAAGAACAGATATTCAGGCGGTTTTCATGTCGGCGTGTGGGATTGCGGAATGGTTCATCATTGTTATCAGCCACCTGGTGATTCACCAGGACAGACAATCAGATCACCTTTAAGTATAATCAAGACAGCACATAAAGAAATCACGTTCTGGAGAATGAAAAGTGTCTAAAGTCATCTATCATACTAATCCTGTTGAACACGCTGATAACGTTGACTTTGGTGAATGGATGCTGAAACGCTGGCCCGTGGGTACTGTTCGCCCGCGTGGGTTACTGATTTATAAAAACGATGAAAATATTACCCAAAAGTGGGTTACTGACCCCAGCGTATTGACTGATTCTGACGCTGTTTATCATATTTATGAACTACCAAAAGGTGGAGTGGTTAGTGCAATAACGAAAGTTATTAGCACAATTTTAAACCCCATTTTAAAATTGTTCATGCCGAATACCAGTGCATCGGCTAATCTTAAGAACTCACGTTCAGCGTCGTCTAACAACGCGCTTCAGGGGCGTACTAATGCTTCGCGACCGGGTGAGCGTATCTCTGATATTCGTGGTCGTGTACTGGTATACCCTGATTTGTTAATGGATTACCGAATCTTCATTGACCGAACAGAATACGAAGTTCAGTTTCTGTGTCTGGGTGCTGGTGAATACGAAGTCGAAGACGTTCGTGATGGTATTACACCTGCGGTAAATATCAGCGGTGAAAAATTAGACTTTTATAAAAAAGGTAATGCACCAGGGTATGGTTCTCCATATATGAATATCGGTGGTGCGATTGATATTAACACTTTTCCGATCATGGTTGCTAAGTCATCGAACGAAGCAGACGGATCTGAAGTTAAGCCACCAAACTATGCTGATATTAGTAAAGCAAATTTTAAAATTTACAGCACAGGTGAAATTGATACTACGATTTCCAGCGACGATAACACTACAATCGACTGGTCAGAACGTGCACCAATCGGTAGTAAAATTCGTTTATCACAATTTTACAGTTTTACACCTAATACTTTACCGTTAAACACGTATGTACGTAATGATCTATCCGGTGAATATGACGTTATTTATGCAGATGAGAATACGTTAATCATTGATACTACTGGTCGTGAAGGTTGGGATGCTCTGTCTGAAAGTGGTCAGGCTGCATATACACAGGCTTATTTGCGAAACGATGGTTACTGGGAACTTGAAACCATTGAAGGAAGCGGAAGTATTTTATACAAGTTTTCACCGTCTCTTGACAGTACCACGCCGTATATTGTCGGACCTTATCTGATTGACAGTGCGGATAAGTTGATGATTAATCTTTATGCACAGAATGGAGTGTATAAAACTGATGGTGACATTTATCCGTTTACCTGTGACTTCCAGGTAGTTTTGTCGGACCCGAACGGTGTGAAAGCGAATGTGACACACTCTATGTCTGTCCGCGGTCGTTATACAGAAGCCGTAGGTAATTCGTTAATTGTGGATAACCCGTTTGACGGCCCTGTCAACGTGTCTGTAAGACGACTATCAAACACAGATAAAGATTTTGAAGGATCTGTTGTTGATAATATCAAGTGGCGTGATTTATACGCTATAACGAACGTTTCTCCGCGTTCCTATGGTGATGTGACATTGATTCATACAGTGACAAAAGCAACAAACGCTGCACTGAAACAAAAAGAACGTAAATTAAACATGATTGCAACGCGCGTATACGATGGTGTTGCAAGTAGTAATTTTGCAGATGTTGTAATGTCAATGCATACAGATCCTTTATTTGGTCGTCGCACATTAGACACCATTGATCGTGATGCTTTATATGCTGTTCAGGCACAAATTCTTGAATATTTTGGTGACCAACGAGCAATTGAAGTTGGTTATACATTTGATAACAACAGTACGACGTACGAAGAAGGATTGGACACTATCTGTAACACGGTGAATGTTAAACCGTATCAGATCGGTAGTGTATTGTATTTCTGGCCTGAATTACCGCAGGACCAGTCAGCAATGCAGTTTGGTCACGCGTTTAAGATCCCTGACAGTGATAAACGCACACGTTCTTTCGCACCACCTAAAGAATATACGGGTGTTCAGGTTAAATACTTCGATCATGATGAAAAATCGTATTTGTATGTAACTAAAGGTGAAGAAACAAATCTCAATAAGATAGATCTTGTCGCATGTCAATCGCGATATCTTGCAAATATTCGCGCTAATCGTGAGATGAATAAGTTGCGTTACCAACGTATTACTCACGAATGTACAGCGCTTAGTATCGGGTTACAGGCTACTCCAGGCATGCGTGTGGATATGATTGATAACACTCGTATGAAACAGCATGAAGGCATTGTAGTCGATGTTGATGGTTTAACACTTATTCTTAGCGATCCTGTTACGTTCGCCACGGGTAATACATACAGCATAACGTTAACACACCGACTGGGAACACTTGAAAACATTCCTGTAACTGCCGGGGATGATAAATTTTCCGTGATAATGGCTTACCAGCCATCTGAAGAAATTTATACAGGATGGTTGCGTGACCGTACAGCATATGTAATCCGTGCTGATGATGAGCGTAGCAAATTAGCAATGCTTGTTCAGAGTATGGAACCGTCAGGAAGGGATAATAACTATCAGGTAGGTTTAACGTGCATCAATTACGATGCACGTTATTATCAGGATGATTTATAACAAGTTATCTAAGCCGTTGGCTTGTTTTTTGTTGCAACATCTGAGCAGTGGAAAGACAAGCAAACAGGAGAAAAGAAGGAACAGACTGAATGGCATCGCATAGTCATCTTCGGGAAACTTGCGGAAGTTGCAGGAGAATACCTTCGCAAAGGTTCACAGGTTTATATCGAAGGACAGCTGCACACTCGTAAGTGGTCTGACAGCAACGGCGTAGACCGATACACTACGGAGATTGTCATTCCACAGATGGGTGGCGTTATGCAGATGCTTGGTGGTAAACGTGATGATTCTGGTCAGCAACCGCGCCAGCAATCAGGCCAACAACCTCAAGGCGGATGGGTAACAAATCAGCAACAGCAGCCACAAAAACAACAAAGCCCACAAGGAGGCAATGAGCCTCCGATGGACTTTTCAGACGACATTCCGTTCTGATGATAAAACAACCCCGCCGAAGCGGGGTTTTGTTTATTACTTCTGTTCAAGAGCAGAAAGTCTGGCTTCGATTCTTTCCAGTTTTCTTCGCTGATAAGCAGCTTCAGCAAAGAAAATTCCGTCAGGCCGAACACCCCATTCCTCACCCTCTTCGTGAATAACCACCTCGGTGTATACAGGTTCTTCCGTGGTAGTGACATTACCCTCATCGTCAGTGTGTTCAACGATTTCATTGTGCGAAAATACCATATCGGTCATCCGTGGATACTTGTCATAGCACAGAACGGCATAACGACAATCCGTACTGTTTTCGTCCATCAGACCATGTGCAATGAATACATCACGAATTTGCTGAGCAATAACCCCGAAGTGAATACGAGCATCATTGCCTTTCAGTTGAATAGCATCTAACCACTTGTACATGATGTAGTGAACGTCACCCCAGGCATCCAGGAAAGCATCATCAAAAACTACCGGCTCCGTTTTCTTCTCTCCGTTAGAAGTAACAATAGGGTTGCTTCCGAGGTATGCAGTGGTGAAACGGTTGCTAGGCCCACCAAGAGCATTTACATTATCAAGATGAGGTTTAACATCTCCGTTCTCAAAAAGATGTTCGAGTGCGTTATATACCGCGCGACGTGGAGTACTGCTTCCGGAACCATGCAACGTTATCATTGCACCATCTGCTGAAGACGTTGTTTCACCGCCGCTAACGATTAATCTCTGAGCGGTAACATTATCAGACGGTACTTTCTTCGCAATAATGGCGTAATTACCCTCAAGTTTGACTTCCGCGCGAACTTGTCCTGATGTACCTGCATGGACAGTCAGTGACTGGACGGCAACATCATCTGTGAAATCAACGGGTACAGGAACCGTCCTCACGCCTGACGTCGACATAAAAGTAGGAAGCGTTCTGTTAGGAGTGGCTCCGTAGACAAAATCCCTTGAAACAAATTCTTCCTGTTTAATTTTCACCCTGAAACAATACAAATCAGCCGGGTGACCATCGTGAACATAAGGATATTTTTTGTTGTTATCCCCTATGCTCCATGGGTTTAGAAAGTCTTCCCCACCGAAAATGTAGTACAGCCAGTTGTCTTTGATACAAACTGAACCAACACCAACCGCAGAGTTAACTATTCCGCCCTGATAAATCTGATCAGTAACATTAACCCACTCTACATTATCCAGACTCCACTCATTGACGTTAACTCTGGTCATAAATGTTCTTGGATAGTTTCCTGCATAACGGTTATCAGGTTCTCCTCCTTCCCACTCACCAAATGCGCGCTCACTGCCAAAAATAATCAGCTCATCGCCAACTTTGGCAAAAGGAAGGTTTGAGTGATGAACATTATTTGGGAAGCGAAGAGAATTCCATGATATACCTAAATCAGAGCTTCTGTGCAATGAACTACCGGGTTGAGTACTTAATGTCCCCCTGGTCGTCAGATACAGAATGCCATCATAATATTTTACACATGGCTCAGATGCATTCGCCTCATATTCTGCAGGTATGCGTCTGCGAACAAAGCTACCAGGAGAACCGAAAGCATCAGAGAAATAGAGTATCCCAAGCTCGCGTGGACCAATATCACCATTATGGTAGCCAACAGCAAAACTGTTATCGCTAATCGTCGCAAAACTGTGAATCTCAGTAACAGGAGTGCTTCCGTCAACAAAAGAAGGAATAGTTCCAAGACTGGTTTTTCTCCATGGTGACGAGTGAAATGATGTACCAAAACTCCAGTATCCACCCTCGTTATTCTGATCCACATCCTGGGTATTTTGCGTCGTAACTGTAAAAGTATTTTTATCAATAACAGTAGTCACCGTCATATTCCCGGTAACACCTGTAACACCAGAGTTTGAGAAGTTGACAAAATCACCAGCAAATAATCCGTGATCAGTAATGCGAATATAAGCGACTTGCTGATTTGCTGCTTTCGTTATACCACCATAAACGCGAAGGCTGCGACTCATTGGGCGATCCCACAACTCTGCAACCTGCAGTTTATTTCCTCTCACGGTCCGCGTCTCAATTACAGCAAAAAGGCGATTTCTGACAACCCCCATACTCATGCAGTGATAGTTAACTGTGGGATGGTTTTCATGTAAATCTGTAAGCCATTCCGGCGTTGTCCAGGTCTTCCCGTCATCTCCTGAGCGAACCCATGCAACATGGAGGTTATTTACACCATGGCGGTCTCCAGCCATAAAAGGCGCATAGATGACATTGTCATATACAAACGTTTTATCCTGCGTCCAGGCGTTGTACCACGGTGTATCTGTAATTTTAAATAACTGTCCCTGGATAAAATCTTCAGAAGCATAAAAAAGAGGCTGACCAGGAATACGTTCATATACAAAACGAGTATTGACGAATCTACTAATGTCAGGCAGGGATGTGACCTTATATGTCTTCCCATTGCCATTAATTTTCTGACCAACTGGTGCGGCGTTTAATACGCCATTAAGCGCTGAGGTGTCATCGGTGACCCCATCACCTTTTGCATTCCACCCGCGCGGGTCGAATGTGTCTCTCCATCTTGCGATCTGCAAATCTGGATATTTTGTTGCGCCATCAGGGTCAGAAACCTGGCTTCTTAATGAAGCGTCACCAACACTAACCCACGCGCCAAGACCAACGCCACCAGCAGTTTCAGGTGTTGAACCAGAAGAAACGGTTTTAGGAAATTCACCGTCCCATCGGTAATATTCTCCTGTCGACTTATATCGCAACACCTGGTTAGGCAATGTTAATGTCGCGCCATCTTCGAAGCTATCCATTGTGATATAGCCAACCTGAGATATAGCCTGATTGTACAGGTTTTCTAAACCATCAAGCGTCTTGTTGGTAACTGATTGATCACGGATCGTATCGGTAACATCCAACGCATGATTACCGTTAGCATCACGACTTTTCGCAACGTGTTCAATATGTAAAATCGCTTGTTTGCCTGTTTTCAAATCATCAGCACTGATATAATCGTTACAGTTAGCCATCTTTAAGTCTCCAGGAGTGTAGAACAATGTCTGATAACCCAGTGTTGAGGTATTGGCCTATAATAGCATTTGTTGCCACGGGGTTGGTAGGTTACGGGGTAACTCAAAACCAAATCAATTCTAATGAAAAAGATATTGTAGATGCAAAAACCTATGCGCACGAGGCGCTCAATCTGGCAAAACGAGTGGAATCCCGTGTAGATGTCCATGATATCAAAATTGAATATCAGGCAACACAGAACGCTGAAATCCTCACCAGTGTTAAAGAGCTAACACAGTCAACAAATGACCTGAAAGTTGTTATTGAAGGTTTGAAAGCGGAACAACGTAAAACCGGGAGTAAGCAATGAGTAACTTTAAATTCAGTCAGAGAAGTGAAAATAATCTGAAAGGGGTTAATTCAGATCTTGTGAAAATCGTGCGTCGGGCACTTCAGTTATCACCCGTTGATTTCGGTATCACAGAAGGTTTACGAACTGTTGAACGACAACGACAACTGGTTGCTGCAGGTAAAAGTCAGACGATGAACAGTCGCCATATTTCGGGTCACGCCGTGGATGTATTTGCTTATCCTACATCTGCCGGGTCGTGGGAGTGGAAGTATTACGAACAAATTGCCACTGCATTTAAACAGGCTGCAAAAGAACTGAATATCCCTGTTGAATGGGGTGGTGACTGGAAAACACTGAAAGATGGTCCACACTTCCAGTTACCACATGCGAAATATCCCGCGTGAGATAACAATCATGGATAAATTCAGTATATTACGTAACACAACCGGGGGGATCTCTTTAAGCCGCGCACAAGCGGCTTTAGGCTTCCTCGTGGTAACAGGCATTCTGATTTACCAGGCCGTGGACCGCACACTTGATGATACAGTGTTGTTAACCTATTTCGGTTTCTGTATAGGTCAGTATGTTGGTGCTAAAAAAATCGCTGTAGATAAACAACGAGGTACGCCAAATGACAACCCGTAGTGTGTTAATCACCGTTGTTGCGACCGTTCTTGTGTTAAGCGTAGGTGCGTATACGTGTTACCACGCGGGATATAAAGTACGGGTAAATGAAGAACGTCAGGAACGTTTAGACGATGCACAACGGGAACAACAACGGTTAAAGGCACAACAGGAACTGGCGGATGATGTACTTCGTGGTTTAGCTGGCTGGTCACAGAATACTAAAATCGTGGAAATACGACATGAAAAGACTAATACTGTTTTTCGTAATGAGTGTCTTACTTCTGAATATCAACGCCTGTACAACGAACGAGTTACCGAAGCAGAAGCCCGTTTATCAGGCCGCATTAGTTCAGAAGTGTCAGACCGAAAACCTTCCACGGCTGAACGGTCTGACAGGAAATGATTCAACAGATGTTAATGACCAGTGGTTAGATATTTATTTCAAATGTGCAACTATGCATAATGCGTTAGTAGACAGTCTTAAGTAAATCTTCAACCGATACTTCAATCCACGATGCAGGAACCGGATATTCAGTCCGGTACATAAACAAGGATGTTCCTATCAACCCGTGTGGGTCTGTTTTAATCCCTCGCATGTTTAACAATGGAAAAAACTGTTCGCGTGTTTGTGGCAATCTTGCAAAGCGTCCTGTCGGGCGTTTAGCAGGATCCATAGGGTTGAATTCAACGATTGTGGACATAAGCAATCCTCTTTGTTAGTAAATACCCATCAATGCCAAATTAATACGTTTATTAGCAATTTCGAAATATTCTTTATCTAACTCTATACCGATAAAATTACGATTAGTTTTCACGGCAGCAACACCTGTTGTTCCACTACCCATTGTGAAATCTAAAACCGTATCACCTTCTTTTGTGTAAGTTAAAATAAGATATTCCATTAACTCTACAGGTTTTTGCGTGGGATGAACTGTTTTATTCTCACTCTGAATATTCAATTGAGTGCATGGGTATCCTGTAAATTCTTGAATATACGTAGGTTTGTGTAGCTTGTTATTTGGTCCTAAATTTTCACCATTACGACCCAAAAAACCAGAACCACCGCCGCCGTTTTTAGCTACTTTATTAATACGTTTCAAACCTTGTGGGTAATAGTTCATCATTGAAGATGCACCATTCGCAACAGAACCTTTACTGAAAACCAAAACGCTTTCGTGACCACCCATTGGTTTTAGTTTTGCTCTTACAAAATCAGTTCGTTTTGATTTATTCCACACCCAATCGTATTTAAACATTTTGATGTTTGAATTTACTAAAATACTTGCAAATGGTTGTGTTGCCGTAAGAACGATTGCCCCTTTATCCGTAATGATTCGATTTAAATTTGACCACATTAAATCTAAATCTATTATCGAATCCCATTTGCAAGCAGTTGTACCATACGGAGGATCTGTAAGAATTAAATCAATAGATTTTTCAGTAATGAAGTTCATCATGAACAAACAATCTTGATTAAATAACTTAACATCAACCATGTGGGATACTCTCCACACTGTAATACACAGGAATACCCAGACGTTCAGCTTCTGCAATTTCCGCAATAGTCCCGGACGAACGACGATAATCAGGAAGTACCAGAACGGCATCACAACGGCGCATAACTTCTAATGTGCCTGACAAGTAGTATTCGGGTTGTATATTGCGTAAACCGCCGTCAAAGTCCCACAATTCGGTGTTCTTGTGAGGGATAACCGGGAACCACCCCGGACGTTGTAAAGCAAGTCGTTTACCTGCCTGTTCAGCGCGCGACACGTTACGGGATGTTTTAAGCGCACAATCAGCACGATAAGGCCCGGCAATGTAACAGAGTTTAATCATGGTTGTTTTCCTGCATCTGTAAGAACACAATCATTGCGGCACGGAGTGGGTTAGCGTGAATAACACATGAGTCATCCGCATAAATCATTTCTGTCGCATCACCAGTAATTCCATCAATAGCAGCATTGTCAGGTAAAGCGATCCACGATGAATCTGTTGAAACAATACTAATTTTATTTTCAATAATAATCGGCATTGCGTCAGTCGGATTAGTGGTATATTTGAAACCGCCCCGTGACCAACAACCTTGGATATCTTTATCGTCAGCATGAACACCGTAAATAACTTTCAAAACAAGGCGATCAATATCTCTATCATCCATCTTACTGTAATCAGTCATGACGATTCATTCCTTCTAACATATCCCAGATAAGCGCAACACGACGCGGATCCATGCTGATAGTGTGTAAAGTTTCACATCCATAATGCCACCCCCAACGAACGGATAATTCTGACAGCAGATAACCACGGGAATTAGCCAGTTCAGCCAGTTCACCGGGTTTAAACGTCGTTGTATTAGGTTCTGTAAGAACACGAGTACCACAGATAGCGTCACCGATGCGCCACGGTTTCATCAGGTCATCAACTTTGTACCAGTTACTGATACTGATTTCAGACGTTCCCCAGCGTGCAGCCAGTTTAAGACGTTCCTGACGGGCCGGAAACATTGGCATCTGTGGTAAACGCAGTTGGATCTGTTCTGCAGGTTCGAACATATCATCATCTGTTAAACGGAATTCACCACGGTCATCAATATAAAAACCACGGGAACGACCGTCACGGGTGAACCCGTCAACACGGTTGTAAATTTTACCGGGAGTAAAGACACCAATCGGTGAACCAGTTACAAATTTGTGTGAAGTATGCATTGTTATCGCCTCAATAAGTTTTAAATAATTCTATACGGTTTACCGAAGTGGTGCAACGAGTTTTTCAGCTTCTTTGATGTAAAAATCATAATTTAGCGTTGCCCGGTTAAAACGTTTCATGTCGTTGCACTCAGTGGTCAACCAACCTTTGCACACGGACATGCGGCGTTCAGGCGCATCAGGGTTCAGTTTCAGTGATTTTGCCAGCGGTGGCATGACTTTTGTCAAAGGTGCACCATCTGTACTGACGTAATAACGGGTAATGTTCTGAACCTGTTTATCACCCCATAATAACTTGCTGTTACGCGGTACTTTCGTCACTAACATGAAATCGTGAATGTCTTCGTGTGATGTTATAAAATCATGAATGTCTTTATTGTGTACCAGTGCTGCTTCAGCCGCTTTTGCAACAACCTGCATACTGTGGTTTTGATGCCAACCCAGATCAACACTGTGACAATAAGCGCCTTTACGTTTAACTTTCTTACCGCCTTCATAAACAGCGATGTAATTATTTACATCGCGAATAAACATCACGTCATAAATCGCTTCTTCAAGCTGGAGTCTGGTTAATTTTTCCCACGCGTGACGAACCTGTTCTACTTGTCCGGTAAACACTCGTGGTACGTAAACCGTAAGACCATCTGTGTTAGCCTGGATCATGGACAAACCAGGGATTTTCAGAAGTTCTTCAGCCAACATGCACAAAAGTAACTGTCCATTAATCGTAATAGCCATTGTATAAGCAGGATCGTAGAATGGACTGTATACGTTATTACTGTCACCATACACACCGTTTAACGCCAGTTTTAACATTGCATTTTCTGGTGTACCTTTCGGGTAACTGGAACGCATGTCGTAAACATTTTTATAAATGGTGCAAAATTGTTTTCCCAGATGTGCCGGATAAAGTTCATTACTGATCGCAAGGTTCGGGTAAAAACTGGCAACGTCCAGATCGATGATCACATAATTTTCAGTGGACCTGATAGTTTGAGATTCAATAGACCCGTGGATACCACCCGTACCAAAATCAAACGAGAACCCGTTAATGTCTGCGCTTAAATCTGTAAATACACCTTTTGTTTCAGTGATGACCTGCTGACGTAACCAGTTAAGAACACGATTAAATTCAGGCTGTTCAAAACGGACATAAGGGAAAATCACACTGTTCAATGCGATTGATGGTCTGTGCGTCTGTCGTGGTTTTCTGCTACACGGTTCGAAACATTGAATACCTGATTTTTCAAGTTCCATAATGAAATAGTCTTTACCGATTTTCGTGTCATTATGGTTCATGAAATTACGACCGTATTTAGCAGAAAGTTCACGACGAAAATCTATCAGCTTTTTACTGTGTTTATAAAACATCAAAGTCGCTTTCAAATCGTGTATCAGATATTGACGAAGCGTATCAATTTGAGAATCGGTTAAATAAGTCCCTGGGGTAAACGGAAGGTCTTCAATGTTTTCCATTCTCATATTGAATTCAAGTGTTTTCAGACTTGTTCGTTTTGCCTGATTGTCGAAATGATGAATTTTATACAAATCAAGTTGGGGAACTATCCAGTCTTTTTCCCACACCATATGAGCAAAACGATTTTCATCACCAGCGTTAATTATCGAATCACCTTTTTTGTAAATGTCTGCGTTGGTGATATACATGATGTTGTTCAAAATAGAATGCTGAACAGGATAGTCGTAACCCAGATTGTTATAACCAACTTCTTCAGCACGATGTTCACGCAAATATTCTGTGAACAGGTAAAAAGCCTGACGATCATCGCGACGATGTGAAATCTCAAAAATATAAGGTGTTTCAGTTAACGCGTGAATAGCACCGAACAGAAAAACATTAGGATAGTTTTCAATATCGTGAACGTAAGCATCTGACATAATAAAACCCTGATAAGTAAATGGGGCACTATGGTCCCGTTTTCAGTTATGAACGCTTATTGACCCATTCATTATATAACCGATCACTTTCTTCTTTTGTAGAAGCGCGTGCAAATCGCCACCCATAACCGTTTTGCACTTCATACGCGAAATAAAATTTACCAAAATTTTCACGGGAAGTTCTTAAAACGCTATTAAATCTTTTTTGAATCACTCCGTGTTTCTTTACGTATGACAATTGGTCTTCTAAAGATAATTTTTCAAACATTTCTTGTTCTTGTACAAATTGTTCTTGATTCATTTTATACCTCGTTGATAAATGGGGCACTATGGCCCCATGTCTGTTTAAAGCGGTATGTCGTCCCAGTTCCAGTAACTATCAGTAACCGTTACCGTTGAGAAAATTCGGGGCCGGGGTGGTCATTACCATATAACCGTTAGCGATCAGTTGTTCATCGTTCCAACCTTGCGCAATAAACTGTTCGTAAGTTACACCACCTGCTTTTTCAGTCATCACCTTCACAGGCGCTGCTACAGGTGCTGCCGCTGGTGTAGGCGCTGCTACAGGTGCTGCCGCTGGTGTAGGCGCTGCTACAGGTGCTGCCGCTGGTGTAGGCGCTGCTACAGG